GCAGCTGGACTTGCAACACCAAGCGCCACAGCACCAAAATACACTTTGACCGGCGCTTATCTTTCGAGCCACACGCCGATTTCGGCAAGCTTGGGTGAACTAAGCACAGTAACGCTCACTTTCACGGGTGGCACACTCACCAAAGCTGTGGCATGATCTTGCGGCTTAAGCCGCTGAGAAATACAAACGCAAGACCGCGAGAGCGAAGCCTTGCCCGAGAAAAGGAAAACTAAATGCAATTAACGCTCAAAGCCGTATTCACTGACGGCACAACGCAAACCATTGAAACCAACTTGGCAACCGTAGTTGCTTGGGAAAGAAAATATAGGCGCAAAGCTTCCGAAATGGCATCCGGCATTGGTGTCGAGGATCTTGCATTTTTGTGTTACACAGCATCACAAAAAGCCGGTGTTACTGTGCCGGCAACACTCGATCTCTATATTGACAAGCTGCGAAACATTGAAGTGGTAGATCAAAACATCCCAAAAGCAGGCGAGGATCTCTGAGATATGCGCTGGCTGAAATCTTGGTTGCCACAGGGTTTTGGGGTGCTGAAACATTTGAAATTGACGATGTGAACACTGTGATTGAGATCCTTAACAAACAAAGCCGAGCCAAATAATGGCTTACACAGCGCGCATCGAGGTGCATGGCATCAAAGAAGCATTGGCTGAGTTAAACAGCTTTGATCCAAAATATCGCAGGCAAGTAACAAAAGACATTGTTACAGCCGGGCAAAAAATTATTGTGAGCGCTCGAGACATGATCAAAAACTTTGATAACAGTGAAGGCAACGGCGCGCCACTATCGCGCATGTATAAATCAAAACTGGTAAAAGGGCGTGATGTGTATTGGGATAACAACACGGTCCGCGCAGGCTTCAAAGTAAAAGTGGGTGCAGCTGCACAACGGCAAAGGCTTGTTACTTTCAAAGATAAATTTGATCCGGAAACAAACCCGCGTGAAAGCCACAATGTTTTATTCAAGGCAAAACCGTATCAATTGATGGTTATTCAACAAAAGGATGCTGCCGGCGCTATTTATGATCATGCCGGTAGGCGGACCAAAGGCATATTTGTAACAAATCTAAATGCTGAGGTTGGTTTAGAGCCACGCGCAATTGATCCAGCTGTGGACATGCACAAAGAAACAGTTGAGCGCGAAGTTTTGGCGGTATGTGAAAAGGTTATGGAAAAATTGAACAGAAATTTGCAGGTGCGTCATGGCAATTAATATCCCGATAATTTCGAGCCTTGATAGCAAAGGTTTTGAAAAGGCGGCGCTCGAGTTTAAGAGCCTTGAAACAAACAGCCAAAAAGCTGGGTTTGTTATGGAAAAGGCTTTTTTGCCGGCTGTGGCTGCGCTTGCTGGTCTCACTGCGGCAGCTGCGTTTTCGGTTAAGGCGGCAATCGAGGATGAAGCCGCACAAGCTCAGCTTGCTAAAACTTTGCAAAATGTTGTGGGCGCAACCAATGAGCAGATCGCTGCGGTTGAAGCAAGTGTGGCGGCGATGCAGATGGCAACAGGCGTTTCAGATAGTGAGCTGCGCCCGGCTTTCGCTTCGCTTACTCGAGGCACTAAAGATTTGCAAGAAGCAAATAAAGCGCTCGCTTTGGCGATGGATATCAGCGCGGCAACCGGACAAGATTTACAAAGCGTCAGCGATGCGTTAGCACTCGCTTATGGCGGCAACACTAAAGCGCTCGCCAAACTCAGCCCAGAGTTAAAAGTTGCAATCAAAGAAGGCGCAACCCTTGATCAAGTCATGGGCACACTCACAAAAACTTTTGGTGGTTCAGCTGCCGTTGCAGCCGGCACAGCCGAAGGACAATTTAGGCGGATGAGCGTGGCGCTCGATGAAGCCAAAGAAAGCATAGGCAAAGCATTATTGCCAGCAATCGAAGCGGTATTGCCGTTGCTTGTAACTTTTGGCAATTGGGCAGCCGAACACACAGGCATCATCACAGCGCTCGGCATAGCAATCGCGTCAGTTGCATCAGCCATCGTTGCTTACAAAACTGCACAAGTGCTTGCCAACGCAGTAACAGTTGTGGCAACAGCACTCAACTTTGCTAATGCAGCATCGCTTGCTGCGGTTGCCACAGCCGGCACAGCGGGTGTTGCTGCGGCAACAATCGCAGCCGGTCTAGTTGCAGTTGGCGGCGCGCTACTCATATTCAAAAACCAAAACAAGGCTGCAACCACAGCCACCACAGGGCTAGGCACAGCGGCGAAAAGCACAGCCCAAGACATGGGCAGGCTCGGCTTCACGCTCGATTACATACGCGGCACAAAGATCGCTGAATACATGGCGGAAACCGAAAAAGAAACAAAAAAGGTTGCCAGCGGTGCGGGAAGCGCAGCCGATAAAGCTAAAGAACTTGCAGATAAAACAACAGAAGCCGCTAAAGCGTTGCGCGAATATATGGGCGCGGCACTCGATGACGCGAAAAGCAAACTGGACAAAGCACAAAGCGCTTTTGATAGTTTCAGCGGATCAGTTGCACAAGTCATCACAGATGCACTTAACTTTGGCAAAGCATTTGAGGAAGGCGGCGAGGATGCCGGCACAACCTTTTTTAGTGCGCTACAAAAACAAGCTGACAAAACAAAAGAGTTTGGTGATCTTGTCGAGCAACTGCTTGCAGCGGGATTATCTCAAGATGCGTTGCAGCAAGTCATTGATGCCGGCATTGATAGCGGCTCGGCTATTGCTAAAGAATTGCTTGCATCGTCAGAAAATGTTTTGCGGGCAAATACCCTTGTTGAGCAAACACAAGCCATTGCCGAGCGCATAGGTGAGCTATCAGCACAAAAGTTTTATGGGGCAGGCGTATCAAATGCCAAAGCATATTTGCGTGGTGTCGAGGAAGCGCTTGCCGCAGCGGAAAGCCGGCTATCTCGCAAAGGCATCAATTTCGCGGATGTTAAAGGCATCAGCACAAGCTTCACAGAAGCGATCAGCGCACCAACCGTTTCGCCCGTATTGATGCCAAACATTGATGAGCTAAATGCTCGGCGTGGTGGCGGTGCGGTAACTATCAATGTGAACAGCCAGCTAGCAACAAAATCGGAAGTGGGGCAAGCTGTAACGGATGCTTTGCGGGCATACAACCGCACAGCTGGACCGGCACAGTTTGAAATCGCATAATGGCAGGCGTTGCAGTAGTTGGCTCAGGAAACTATGAGCTATTTATTGACACAGGCTTTTTGCAAGATGCGTTTACGCTAGATGATGCAACCGAAGGCGTTTTAGATAACACAACCTATGTTCTCGATGGCACAACAAACTTTGCTGGGGTGCTTGACGGTTGCACAAATGTTTCAGTAAGGCGCGGCAGACAAGATCAAGGTGATCAATTTTCACCCGGCACAATGAGCTTCCAAATGCTCGACACATCGGGCATTTTCAATCCGTTTGATCAGGACAGCCCATATTGGGATGAAACAACACAGCAACCCGGTCTTGCACCATTACGCCGCGTCAAACTGCAACGCTACGATGCAACCAACACAGCCCAAGACATTTTCAACGGCTACATAATCAACTACAACTACAACTTCGCGCTGGGCGGTTTGGACACAGTAACGGTTTTTTGCGCTGATCAATTTTATTTGTTGGCGCAAACCGTCATGGATGAATTCAATGTCAGCGAGGAATTATCCAGTGCCCGGCTCGAAGCTGTGCTTGATTTGCCTGAAGTAGCGTTTCCAGTAGCGCAACGCGATATTGAAACCGGCACAGTTACGCTTGGCGGCGCGTCAGCTTTCACAGTCCCGCAAGGCACAAATGTTTCACAATACTGCTCAGAAATAAACCAAGCCGAGCAAGGCAGATTATTTATGACGCGGTCAGGCGTTTTGCGTTTCGAGCCAAGAATAGGCAACACGCTCAGCGGATCAGTTGCAGATTTTCACGATGACGGCACAGCAATCAAATTCAATGGCGTGGGCATAAGTTTTGAAGCGGATCAAGTTGTGAACAGGGCAACGGTAACAATTGCCGGCAGTAACAGCCCACAAACCGCAGATGATGCAGCAAGCCAAGCAACCTATTTTGTGCAAGCGATAAACATCAGCGAAAGCCTTTTGCATAACGATGCGGCAGCGCTTGAGCTTGCAGAATATCTGTTAGTGCCCGAGCCTGAGCCACGCTACACAAGCGTTGAAACCCAATTTAATATGCTCACAACCGCCCAAAAAGATGTGCTGGCAGCCATCGAAATAGGCAACACAATAACCATTGAAAAAACAATTGGAAACACCCAGCTTGCCCAAGAGCTTGCCATTGAAGGCATCGAGCATTATTTGAGCTTTGATAGCGGGCATAGCATCACGCTGTTTACAAGCCCAACCACAATCGTTTATGAATTAATCTTGGATGATGCAGAATTCGGCATCATTGATGCACTCAATGTTTTAGGATAAGGTAGAACACATGGCAACACCATATCCCTATGTAGCGGGCGCTGTTTTGACAGCCGCGCAACTTAATGATGGGCAAAATTTGCCTATTAATGATGTAACGGCAAATTATGTTTTAACAAACACAGATCGTTACAGGCGAACAATAATGAACAATGCCGGCAGCACCACAATCACAGTGAATAATTCTGTGTTTGTGGCAGGCGATATTATTTGGTGCTACAACAAAGGCGCTGGTTCAACCGTCATTACTGCTGGGGCGGGCGTAACCATTAACACATCAGGCAGTTTAACTTTGGCGCAATATGGGGGCGGCTATTTACTTGCTTTGTCGGCGTCTACTTTTACTTTTTTTAGCGGTGGGGGTGCAAGTTATGGCACGGCTACAGGCGGTTCATCATCGAGCATTACTGTTGGCGGCATAAATTACACTCTTTTAACTTTTACTACTGATGGGACTTTGACTGTTACTAAATCAGGTTTGTTTGATGTTTTGTTAATTGGTGGTGGTGGTGGTGCTGGTGGGGCTGCTACTAATGATGCAAGTGGTGGTGGTGGTGCTGGTGCGATTGTTGGAATTGGTGCTACGCCGACAACTATTTATTTAAGCGCAAATCAGTCAGTTGATGTTGGTGCGGGTGGTAATGGTGGCAGTTCTGATAGAGGTGGTGAGGGTTTTGAAAGTGCTATTGGCGACATAATTACAGCACCCGGCGGTGGTGCTGGTGGTTCATCAACCGCAAACGCTGTTACACCCGGCATTTTTGGCGCTAGCGGTGGCGGTTCACCAACGGGCGCAAAAGGTTTAAGTGTTTGTGAAGCGTTTGGCAATGACGGCGGGTCAGGTGTCGCAGCGGCGGCGGGCGGCGGCGGCGGTCATGCGGCGGCGGGCGGTAACGGCGCGTCTACTACGGGCGGTAGCGGCGGAAACGGCACAGACATTTCAACTTGGATTAGCGGCGCAACGGCGTATCGAGCAGCGGGCGGTGGCGGCGGTGGAACTAGTGCCGGTGGTGCGGCTGGTAATGGTGGCGTGGCTGGCAAAGTTGCTGCACCCGGTAACGCAGCAACTACCGCAGGTTCGGGCGGTGGCGGCGCGGCTTCGGCTGCTGGTAGCCCAGCCGGTATAGGTGGCGCGGGCGCGGCAGGTGTCGTTTATGTCAGGTTTAAGGTTTAATTATGGATCAACAATTTTTTGCACAATTAAATGAAAATAATGTTGTAACAAGTGTGCGTTGCGTTACGAAAGAATTTTTAGAAGCAAATCCTGAACGATATCCCGGTGTTTGGGTTGAAACATTTTTTGACATGACAGGCAAAACTTATGCTGGTCTTGGATATGTTTACGATTACGACACGCAAGATTTTACGCCGCCATCACAAATTAAACCAATCGAGACCGACAAGAAGCAATAAATATGTCAGGCAAAAAAATTAACAAAGCAAAACGGCAAATCGGTGATCAAACCACTAAAGGCGGTTTGATTGGTTTAATGATTTATGGGCTTAATGCTCAAAATGTTGATCCAATGTTGATCAGTTTGCTTGTGCCTATCGCTTCGAGTGTGTTGGCTTGGGCATCCACAAAGGTGGGCGATCCTGATCTTGCATGCTTGTTTATTCCGGATAATAAAGACAAACCAAAATCTTGAAGCCTTACATAGTTGCAAATCAGCCAGTTGTTAAAGCGCCTTTGCCGGGCATGGATGAGTGGATTAGGCAGGCAGTCAAATATGCGGATGGCTGTTTATGGAATAACGGCAGCTGGGTAATCCGAAACATGAAAACAAAAGGCAAAGAGCATTTAGTTTCTAATCACTCGAGGGGTTTGGCGGTTGATCTTTCATATCGTTGGCAAGTTAAACAAGGACGCGGTAAAGCTGACGGCGAAAAACTTGCATTGGTGTTTTTAACTAAAGTTTTGCAACACGCCGAAATTTTGGGTGTGCAACTTGTGATTGATTACAACCGAAACCGCAGCTGGAAAATTGATCGAGGCACATGGAAAGCCGGCAATTTCGGTGTAGGTGATTGGCTGCATGTCGAAGCCGATCCAGACCTAATCAAAGATGTCAAAGCCATAAAAAGCGCTTGGGATAAGGTTTTTAGCGTAATCCCGCAAACACTCTAAAACCTTTACTAAACTTGGATCACCATCCGAGAAAGGTTAGGTGCTTATGCCCTTATTAACTAAAACCGCTATT